AAGCATATCCGATTCGCTTTCGTTTTGGTTATGGGGCCGAAGCCCCGTTGGTTTACTTGCTGGTGACCTTGACAGAGAACACGGCAGACACCTTGGTGAACTTGGCGTATGCCTCTGCGCCGTGTTCTTTGATGAATGCGTCCTTGTCGAACACAGAGCGGTTGCTCTCGATGTAGGTGGCCTTGAAGAGCGCACCCTCGACAACCTTGGCACCGCCTGCGCTGGCAGTCTCTTTGATGCTGTCTTTGATTGCATCGGCTTGCTTGGTCAGATCAGCGATCTGCGCCAAGAGTGAACCGAGTGTGTCTACTGATGTGAAGTTGATGTCGTTGTTCATAATTCGCTTTCTGTTCTCTGGTTCTGCCTTGCAACAATTGCTTGGTCAGTGAGGTAAGTGTAACACCATATTTCACCTCTGCAAGACTTTTTTAAATTATTTTCTAGGTAGTTTCCCTAATTTCGTGGCCCAGCAACAACAAGGTGTCTTTAAGCAGGTCTGCCTCGTCGTAGCCGTAGTGCGCCTCGAAGCCCTTTGTGCCAAGGCCGTGGAGGCCCGTAGAGCCGCGATGATGCTCTGGGCATAGCGGTATGACACTGAAGTGGCTAGAACGCCCCCAGCCCCCCGCCAATCGCCTTGGATGGTGTAGTTCTGCTGGCGTGCCCTCATACCCCATTCTGCGGCAGACGGCGCACCCTAGTTCAGCCACCGCGCTCATGTGCTTTTTCTCTTTGAGTGTGGTCATGCTTTGTCCTTGGTCAGTTCTCGGTCGGGCACATAGTCGTGAACGATAAAACCGCTCTCGATGCTACCTACCCACATTTCAGGTATCCAAGTAAAACCACCCGCGCTTAGACGCCTCATGTGGGCGCGTCGCTTGTGGCGGGCTGGGCTTGCGTGCGTACCGCCTTTATGCGGTTGCTTGACCTGTGGGTCTGGCTTCAACTCAATCGTGTTCCACGAGTAAACCAATGGCTGATGCTTGGCCCTGCGCTTACGGTTGATGAACTCCATTCCTTTAGCCATATGGGCGGTTACAACCTGCTCGGTAGTGTGCGCACGCAAGTTGACAAGACAGGCATAGTTGACCGCGCTGATGCAAGCATCCTCGTAGAGTTTCAACGCATCGCGCTCGGCCATGCCGCCCCTCTTAACCGCCTCCATCAATTTTTGGTGGACGACCACATTGGTGCCCTCTGGGGCGTCTTCCTCACTGCCAGCCACCCTCACCCGCTTCTCGGTGACGATCACCAGCGGGCTGTTAAATCCATCGTTTGTCCACATCATTGCGGCGGCACCCTCGTACCCACCAAACTTGATGTATTTGTCATAGGTGAATGCAATGTCAGGCCATGCTGGTTGTATGACCGCCATGTGATTAGATGGGGTCAAAAACTGGTCGAGGTGCATCATCTGCTTATCCCACCCGTATTGACGCCCAACTCTTTTAAGTTCTTCATCGGCGTGATCACCAAGTTCTGTGAAGTCGAACCATGTGTAGTCTGCGGCGTCAAACGCCACCTTCGATGCAAGGTCTGCAACTTTTGGATTCATTGCTTACCCTTTGTAAAGCCGCCGCGATTCTTGAGGTCGTGGCAGGTCTGGCATCGCCACTGCGGTGCGCCCCTGCTAGTTCGCACTTGCTTGTCTGCTGGCCGTAGGCGGCACACCTGACAGGTCTTAGGTTTTTCGGTCATCGCTTGAGTCCCCGCACATACACCGCGAAGGATGCGGCTGTATCGCCAAAAGATTTCATGCCATCGAACTCAACGGCCACCTCTTCAAGTGTCTCGTTGCGCAAGATGTTTTCTTCGGCGGTGAGTTGACGCTGGACGATCTGTCGCTTGCGCCAGCCAAGGGCTTTCTCCATCTCTTCAAACGCTTCGTCTTCTGGTGTCTTCATGCATATGCTCCACATTGAATAAATTAAAAAAATAAAACCAAGTGCGGCCACCCAGTGGGTGTGCATTGCCCAGCCATCGAGCAACACCAACACCCAGCCAGTCGTCTGCATCACGGTTGCTTGGAAGGTGTTCACATCGTGGCCTTTCCTTCAGCCCTGTTGTTCGCTTGCTCAGTGCGCCAAATTTCCACCCTGAGTTCTGCGGCTGTGATGTCCCACTTCAATTTTTCCTCGATTTCGACAGCGGCCTGCAAACCTTTAAGCAACTCGACCATCTCTGGGTGTGCGTATGCCTCTCGCTCTTGCGCCCCGATTGCGGTCTCCATAGACCGCTTCATCAGTATTCCTTTGAGGGACTTACGATAATGCTCGATGTATGTGCGCTCTGCCTTCGCACGAGCAAAGAGCGCGGCGTTCTTCAGGATGTAGTCCACCGCTTTGTGTGGGTCTCTGTCTTCACTCATAAAACATTCTCCTTTTCTTTTCGCGATTGCGCTTGATCACCATGCCAACAAAAATTGCCAAACAAATCCAAAACATGAAGCCACTCATTGCCATGAATGTCCAAAAAAAATCTCCGAATGATTCAAACATTTACTTCTCCTTTTTTTTGTTACACGACCAGTAATACCAACACAAAAGAATTGTTGCAATCCAAAACAACGCGCCAGTCAACATCAACATAATCATCAAAATATTAAAGAGGTCACTCACCATAATTTTCTTTTGCCTCCATCATTGCCTCCGCTTGCCTATATGCCTCGTGTGCAATGTCCTCGTTCCTTGCGTTCTTTGGTGCTGTCTGCAACAGCGAGTGCATTGCAATCAACGCAACGATGTCAATCCATTCAGGTTCTTGTTTCATTCGATCTCCTCGATCTTGATCTTTAACATCCCACCGATGTCTGGTGCCCAGTAAATGCGCAGGTCAACGATCTGGGAATCATCCTCATACACACCAGCGTGGGCCAGCCCGTCGAGTGTTGCTTTCAGCAGGTTGTCTAAGTCCCTGCGTCGTTTGTCTGGCCTCCATGCCTCGATCACTACACGCAGTGAACCCTTGAAGTGCTTCACTGTTTTTTGTAGCGTCATCTGGTCACCAACCAACTCACGGTACTCGCGGCCTCGTGCGCTGATGATCATGCGGCCATCGAAGTTGCGCCAGTAGGTGTTGACCGATGGAGGCCACGGCAGTGTGATCTCAATCATTGCGGCCTCATGCGGTGGCGAATAGCCTCAGACAATTCCTCTTGGCTCCATTCAAGTGCAAGGTCAGCACACGCATTTCGCTCGATTGCAATTGCCTGCTTGCTAGTCTGAATTGCAATTGCCATGATCTCCGCTTTCGCTTCTCTCAGTGCCGCATCAAACTCGGTTTGTGTGAATAACTTCATGGCCCCAGAGTTGCCAAGTAGTTGCCTTGCTAAAGGGCTAAGTTCAGCGTCTTGCTTTGTCATTTCCATTCTCCTTCGTTACCTCGGTTACCTTTAGTCCATTGATCTCTAACATCCGCCTCAAGGCTGGACTCGGGGTGAAGTTCGTTCCACCCTTTCTTCCAACGCCCAGTGTTGTCACTGTAGCCATTGAGCCAACGGTATGCACCAGCGCGATCTTTAATGCGCATCTTGATGACCTCCCGAACGAGACAGCGGTGCATATGCTCACGGTCTCTTGCTCTTTTTTCTTCCTCGTCATTCAAAATCTTCCTCCATTGTCAAAAGACATTGGCACGCTGTTGTCGTATTCAACAAACTGCTGGCTGTCTTTGTGATACCAAAGCGAGTACCAGTCTTCGGCCTCGCCGTTGCGTTGCTTCTCGCACATCAACATGGCATCAGGAATCATTGGATCGACTGGGCCGTTCTGCGCTTGATGCTCTTTCTTTTTATTGCGCCAGACCATCAGCACATTGTCAACTTGGTCACTAATCGCACCCGAACCCTTGATGTCGTTTTTGTTTGGCTGTATCTCTTCAGACTGCAATTTGCGAATGTGATGAATTAGATGAATATGAACATTGTGGTCACGCGCCAGCGCGGTCAACTCGTCAACGAACATCTTCTGTGCGTTGTAGTCGTCTTCACCAGACACGCACTTCATCAGCGAGTCAATGAAGATGTGTTGCACGCCCAACTCGACGGCGCTGTATCGAGCCACTGCGATGACCTGCTGTGATGTCACCGTACCCTGCTGGTCGTACAGCCACAACTTGCCGTGAGAGAAGTCCTGCAACCTTGTGACCAAGTCCATCAAGTGCTGTTGCTTGTTCACATACATGGGGTTGTAAATGTTCTCGCCTGCAAACTGGCGAAGCATACGAGTCAGTGTGCGCTTGGGCTTCATCTCAAACGATGCAATCATTACGCGCTGGCCTTGCTTGATCAAGTTCAAAGCAATCTGCCCTGTGACCATTGACTTTCCGCCACCGTTACCGCCAGCGTACAAGGTCACCTCGCCTGCGCGAAACCCAAAACCTTGGTGCGTCTTCGGCCACGGCATTGTTTGGTGCGGCTCCTCCTTGGGGTTGATGAAGTCCTCGCGCACCTCTTCTAAAAATTCCATTGCGCCGCGTACCTTCTGACCAACATCGTTGGCTTTGATGTACTTCTCGAAGTCAACCTCATCAGGCTTGACAATCCGAATGCGCCGCGCCTCGTCCAATTCCTTGGCCCGTTTTTGTATCTCAGACACCTGCATATACCACTACCTCCTCAATTCGCTGTTGTGCCACTTTTAATCGCTCCATATCCTCATTGCTAAGTTGTTTGCCCTTGCTCATGTCGTATGCCGCAAGCATCACCACCAAGCACTCAAACGACGCAATGCGTAAGAGGTCGCTGGCGTAGAACGCTGGCTTGACCTTGGGCTTGCCTGTATCGTTCCAGTCGCGCTTTTTGTCGTCTGGTGGAAACAGGTCGTTCATTTCCATGCCGACTGCACCGACTACATCATGCACCGCGCATCCACCAAAACAATGCACCAGCACGCGGCCATCTTCGGTCTCCCGAACTGACAGCGATGGTGACTTGTCTTCGTGTGCTGGGCACTGTGCAGTCCATGAACCATTTCGGCCCCTGACCTTGCCTAGACGCGAAACAAAACGCTCGGCTGGGGTCATATCACCCTCCGCCCTGTTGCCTGCTGTTCGCCTGCATCGTCTTCCCAGCGGCGCTGGTTGATGTAGGTCAATGGCGCAGGATCAAAACCTGTTGTCCACTGCTCAGTGCGTTTCAACTTGCTCACGCTGGCAATGATGGCGTCGGCCACCATATCGAGGCTGTGCTTGGCCCACTTCTTTTCGCACTCAGCGCGGGCAACCTTCCTTTTTGACGAAGGCCATGCAGACCAAAAGTCGTTGAATCGCGATGTTGTCGGTGTCACCGACGATATATTCTTATTCTGTATCTGTATCTGTTTAGGGTTAACCTTCGGTTTCGTTTCGGTTACCGATTCGGTTTTCTTCGGCCTACCGCCTCGCTTTCCGAGTTGTCGATTATTTTCGACTTGGTGTTGATACTTCGCGATTTCAGCATCACAACGACTGTTGCGATACCCGTCAACACCCTTGTCAAAGAATTCCTCCAAAACCGATTCGGTTATGTCCAAATCAAGGCGGATTTTGCGTGCAACCGATTCGGTTTCAAGTGGGATTGGTTTCTCGCTGATGTAATACAAATCAAGCAGGCGGCGGTATGCCAAGTCTTCAGCATCCGATAGGTGGTTGGTGTGTGTGATGTAGTCGCCAAGATAGAATTTGTACCAGATCACTTGATGTCTCCAAAGATGTCAGGCCGCAATGTTGCACGCAACACCTTGCCCTTTGTGTACCGTTCAATGGCAACGCAAACCTCTGCGCTTGCCAACCCTCGACCTGTGATGAGTGCGGCCATCCACTGCTTGGTTACGCCCAAGTGTCGAGCCAGCGCGATCTTCGATCCTCGCGGCTTATCTTCAAAAAATTCATCCAATGTCATTGTGACCCTTTCGTGTTAGTGAAACTTGATCATACACCAAAAAATCATTTGTGCAAGCACTATTGCAAAATAAGTTAAAGAGTGTATGATACCAACACATCAACAGCGAAGGGAGAGTGTATGCACAGCGAAGAGGAATACAACCAAGCAATGCTGGAGAGGCAACAAATGCTTGAGGAGGCTCTAGAACGGGCTGAGACAGGCGTTGCAACCGAGGACGACTGGGACATCATATGTTTTTCATGTGGCGTAACCAGACGGCCAAAATCAACTGAAACTAGGAGCGAATGATGGCTTTAATAGCGAGAGAAAGCGGCGGCGGCGGAACCTTTACCCCAGTGCCCCCGGGGATGTACTTGGCGCGGTGCTACCGCATCGTAGACCTTGGCACGCAGAAGAGCGAATACCTTGGACAGATCAAGAACCTGCCCAAAGTGATGTTGCAATTCGAGGTGCATGGAGAAGACGACGCAGGCAAACCATTGGTCACGGCCAAGAACGAGCCAATGTCAATCAGCAAGAACTTCACACTGTCTCTGGCAGAGAAGGCAACCTTGCGCAAAGACCTGCAAACATGGCGTGGCCGCGAGTTCACCGCCGATGAATTGCGTGGGTTCCAAATCGACAATGTGTTGGGCGCTTGGGCGATGATTGCCATCACCAAAGCGGTGGGCAACAACGGCAAAGAGTACACCAACATTGCCAACATCAACTCGGTGCCCAAGGCCATGAAGGCGAACCTGCCTGAAGGCCACAACAAGTGCGCCGCGTTCTACATTGAAAGCCCAGACATGGATATGTTTGAGACCTTCAGTGACAACCTTCGCGCCAAGATCGAGCAGTCACCTGAGTGGCAAGCCCGTAAAGGCAACCAGCCCGCCAAAGCCGCAAGTGCCTCCAAAGGTTCAGGCTTTGACGACATGGACGACGACATCCCGTTTTAAACCAAAAGGAGAGTGGCTATGTTTATTTCGAGCAAAGAGAAAAACCAAATTGAAGAGACACTTAAAGCACTTTGTATGCGTATTGAACACCTCGGTGATGATGTGCTTTATCTTTCTGGAAAAATAAAGGCGCTTGAGGGTAAGAAGGCACCGTCAACGAAGCCTCGAAAACAATCAACAATGAGCGCAGAGGGCCGAGCAAGAATAGGTGCCGCAGTGAAGGCTTATCACGCAAAGAAAAAACTGGAGAAACAAAATGCTACAAGCATCAGCGCCACGAGCATCTGAGTCAAATCACTGGTACACCCGTGACGGGGTGCCTCAGTACACCGTAGAGGCCAAGAAGGGGGGACAGCGCAACACTACCCTCCGCGACGCCCGCACGATGAACTTGGTGCCCAGTGTCACTACAATCCTCAATATCGCCGCGAAACCAGCCTTACTGGCTTGGATGCAACAGCAAGTGTTGTATGCGGCGCTCACGCTTCCACGCCGCCCAGACGAGCCTGAAAAGGAATACATCGACCGAATTATCAACGATTCCAAAGAACAGGGTCGTTCTGCGGCGGATGCTGGAACAGACATTCATGCATCGATACAAGGACACTATGAAGGACAGACAACAGGAAAACACCAAGAGAGTGTTACAGCCTGTGCTACAGCGATCAAAAATCACTTCGGAGAAACCGTTTGGATTTCCGAGCGTTCATTTGCACACGAGGCGGGTTTTGGAGGTAAGTGCGATCTATTTTGCGCTGGCTCCCTTAACGCCGTCATTGACATCAAGACCAAAGAGTTCACCGACCCAACCAAGGTCGATGCCTACGACGAACACCTTATGCAACTCTCGGCATATCGAGTTGGTTTAGGCATCCCCAAGGCACGGTGCGCAAATGTGTTTGTGTCTCGTAATGTCCCCGGCTTGGTCGTTGTCAGAGAATGGGAGGACGAGGACTTAGATCGCGGCTGGGAGATGTTCATGCACCTTCTGGCATTCTGGCAACTCAAGAACAACCACAAGTAATCATGGAAAAAATCGAAGCATTCAGGGCCAGCGATGGAACCTTATGGGAAAACAAAGACAAGGCCGAGCGCCACGAATTGTTTCTCCAAAAAGACATGATCGTCGAAGAGTTTCTTGACAACGACATCAACCCTTACAAGGCGCTGGCGCAACGATCAATTGCACGAACCACTATCATCAACTGGGAACTCTGGAAGAACAAAAATGCTGAGTGAAGAGACTATCAAACAAATCTTTTTCTACTGTGATCTGCATGAACCAAACGCGGTTGTTGCCGACGATGTGGACATCGTTCAATTTGCGCACAAGATTGCGGCGTATGTTGAACCTATCATTGCCGCAAAGGAGCATCAACGATGCGTGAAGATCGTAAGCCATATGAACCTAGAGGTCTCCCGCTCGTTGGAAAATCAGAGACCGAAATAAACGAAGCCTTGATGGACGCGTTCTCGGCAGGATTTGACGCTGGTGTCGAGGAGGCCCAGCGGCAGTTCATCCAGACGCAACTTCTTTTTATTACGCCAGCGGGAAACGCATGACCGACAAAGTGATACCGATATTGCCAGAACGCGCCTGCGGGGAATGCACGGCCTGCTGTGAGGGGTGGTTGAGTGGGGAGGCCCACGGCCACACCTTCCAGCCGGGGCGTCCCTGCTTCTACCTTGACAAGGGTTGCGGCATCTACGAGACCCGCCCAGAAGACCCCTGCAAGACCTACAAATGCGTTTGGCTGAAGGAGGACACCCTGCCCCTATGGATGCGGCCAGACAAGTCTGGAGCCATTGTCACCGAGCGCGAGGTCGAGGGGATCAAATACTGGGATGTCTCCGAGTGCGGTGGCACCCTGACCGCAGAGATGCTGTCGTGGCTTGTGATGTACACCATCGACAACCAGACCAACCTTCAGTGGCGCGTCAAAAGCGGTGCGCTAAAAATCGGCCAAGCCGATTTCCTTGAGCAATAAAAAAGCCCCCATTGCTGGGGGCGAAGGGTAGGAGAGTGGCAACTGCAACTACCGCATCAATGTTAACCCACCGTGAGCCTTCTGTGGCTCTTTTTTTGGTGCCCACGGGCCTTTGTTGCCAAAATAATCGTGGGCAATCCAGACAGGGATCATGCCAATGCTTCCGACGGCCCCTACGCCCTTTATAGCCAATCCTGCTGGGCTGGTAGGGGGTGCCATCGATGCGGTGTTTAAAGCGGCTTCTATGGCCCCTAAAACCGATCCAGAGTAATCACCCTGCTTGTATCGATCCACTGCCTCCTGTGTTGACAGGGTAGCGCCAGCGGCACCCAACACATTACCAATGACTGGCAACTTTTCAGAGAACCTTCTGCCAGCCTCACGAGCGGCCATAGTCAACGCCCCGGGTTGAGCCGCCGCCGCTTCTTTGGCAGTCTGCTGTGCAGTTCTGGCGCTGATCTGGGCGGTTTCCAATTTGCCAGCATCAGACTTTGCCTGAGATGCCGCTTGCTGTTTGGCAGTGTTTGCTTTTCTCTTGGCTTCAGCCGCACGCTCACCAGCCTCAATCTTAGACTTGCGGGCTTGCTCAAGCCGTAGTTCTGCCATTTGACGCTTACGGGCAAGATCGGCCTCTGCGGCCAAACGCTTGGCTTCATCTGCTTGGGCGCGTGCCGCCTGCTCTGAGGCTTCTTGCGCTTGTTTTGCGGCAAGTTGGCCCTCAAAGTCAGCCGCCACATTAGTTGGCAATTGCAACTGCACACCGCTTGGCGTGGTTGCCAATTTAGTGTCACCCATGCCAAGTTGTTGAATTTTTTCAAGACGCTTGAGGTCTTCTTCAATCAACCTTTTTGCACCCGTTGGGCTGTCTTTTGTTTTGTCTGTAGCCAAATCCAAAATTGCTTCTGGAATTTGATGCCTTTGACCAGCCTCTTGTTTCATCCAATTGCGAACGCCAGAGTCTCCCTCAACCCGTGGGCCAGAGGCGCGACCAGACGCAATGTCTTCAGCGGCTTCACCCGCAATTGACGCGGCAGGGACTTCTGGCGGAACATAAGTTTTTGGTAAGCCCTTCAAGTTTTTCTGGGCTTCACGCAACTCATCTTCCATCAACTCTTTGCCCATCTTGCGCATATCAAATTCACGCTGGAGGGACTCAACATCAATTGGCTCACGACTTGAAACAACCCGCTCAATTTCGCCAACTTTAGTCTGAGCCGCTTTGGCCGCATCTTTTGCCGCCTGCACTTGCAGAGGCGTCTTCTCGCCCTCGCCAACCAAATGCTTTTCAGGGCTTTGCAATATCTTCTCAAGGACGCCCTTGCCAAGCCCAATGCCTGCGGCGGCTGGAATCTCTGGGTTCTCCAACGCTTTGGTTGCAACATACTCACCAGCGTCAGCAACCGCGCCCATGACCTTCTCGGTCTTAGACCCTTCAGGTTCTGGCAAGGGCGGCAAGTCTTTGCCGCTATCTGTTCTGGCCTTTGGCTCGTAGCCTGCAAACGGGTCAGTGGCTGACGGTTCTTTTTTCTGTGCTGGCTCAATTGGCTGACCGCCTTCAAAAGAGGCAATCAAATCGGCAAGTTTTTCCTCAGACCCTTTAGGGAATGGATCGGTCGTGCTTTTAAGACCAAGATGTTGAGCCATCTTCATCTTGTAGTTTTCGCGACCCTCTTCAGGGTTCTCGGCCATTGCTGGCGCGTACTTGTTTATGAACGCTTCGGGGTTGTTAAGACCCTGTCGTTGCTTGGCGCGGATGTCTTGAATCAATGCACTGCGGCCAGCGTCTTTGTTTTCAAAGATGGCAAAGCCTCGGTCGTCAACCCCGATCTGGCCTTTGTAGGTAAAGCCCTTGGGCCGCAGGTTCCCGGGGTTGTTGTTGTAGTCAGCGACCGATGTCATTTGGCTTTCCTTCCGCTGTTTGACCAAGAACCGTCAGGTTGCCTCTCCCAAATGTAACCATCAATTACGCGCTCGTTGCTTCGGCCACCAGTGGGCTGTCCACTTGGCGGCTTTGCTTGAGGTGTTGCTGACGGTGTTTTGGTACTAAGCAAATCGGTGTTGGCCTTGCGCACGGCCTCCAGCGTGGAGTCGTAACTCTTGCGCAGTGCTTTGAACTCGTCAGAACTGAGGCGGAATTTGTCGAACGACTTCCCGGGGTTCTGGTCGCGCCACTCAACCCACAGCGTGGCGGCGGCTTTGTCGTAGTCAGTACGCAGGGAAAGCAACTCGGACTTGAGGCCAATGACACGAGCGGTGTCTGAGGGCAGTGCCTCGACCTGAGAGTACAAACGACCTTCGCTTTCTGTGGTTGCGCCCTCGCCGGGTGCCCTCGACGCCTTGCGCAACTCAACAGTCAATTGAGCAGACTTCTGGGCAAACATTTGCAGTGCCTCGATGTCTTTGTCTTGCAATTTGTATTCCAAGATTGTTCGTGGGCTGATGTTTAGAGGAGCGCCACCCTTTTCAATAGAACGCAACACAGCGTCCTTGAGGGTTGCTGTCTGCATCAATTGGAATGCACGAGGGTTGCTGTCAGCGTAGGCCGACATATCCAATGCAATCTGCTTGGTGTTGTCTGCGGCCATGCCGCGATCAATCAGTGTGGACGCACGCTCTTCCGATGTCTTAATCCGCGCTTTTTGCGTTTCAGTTTCAGCGGTCTTTTCAATCTCTCTTTGGCTGGAAGTCTTCATGCTGGATTCAGCAGAAGATGGCTTGCCATCCGCAGGAGGCGTGTATGTGGTTCCAGCAATACCGTTGGCGGAGTAATAGCGTGCAAACTGATCTGCGCGTTCTGGGCTTCCCGGGGGGTACTTCGCGTTCAACTGTTTAATTTCATTCAATTGTCTTTGCGTAACTTTCTCGACGCCAACAAAAGGAATAGATGTTTCAATCGTTGTATCAAGGCCAGTGTCAACAGCCTGACGAGTTCTTTTGCTGACCATGCCCTGTGGTGTGCTTATCAAATCATCTTGCTGAAACTTGGCTTGATCCATGACTTGCTTGCCGTACTCAGGACTGATGGCGTAGGCCATTTGAATGTCACGCTCTGTGATCATTCGTGGCTCACGCGGTGCGCGTTTGGCCGCAGGGGCACCTTCAGTAGGTGCGCCACCAGCGGCAGGAGCGCCACCAACGGGTGCGCCAGCAAGTGGTGATCCACCAGCAGGGCCAGTTACCAAGGTGGTCAACTCTTTGGGATCGTAGCCAGCCATCTGCATCTGGTGTTCAAACATCAGGTTCTGGCTTTGCATTGCGGCTTGCTTTTGGGCCAACTCAAGTTTGGCTTTGTCAACCGCTTGCCTGCGGGCCAACTCTTTGTCTGTCTCTGACGCATATGCTTCAGCCGCATAGCCAGCAGACTCACCGAAGCCGCCTGTCTTTGTTGGTCTCAAAAAGCCAGAAGCCGCCGCCATCAAGGCAGGGTCAAACGCTGGCTTCATGCGCGAGTCAAGGCTGTTCTTCAACGCTTCAATTTGTGAATTCAAAGCCTCTTCCTGCGCACGCTTGTTGCGCAAAGCACGCTCCATGAAGTCTTCTTCAGCAGGTGCTTCTTGCTCTAAGCCAGAGATGCGCTGTGCGGCCTGCGCAGGGTTAGGTGGCTGTGCAGGCTGTGCATTAGGTGCAGGAGGTCTTACGGGGGCCAATGCTCCCAACCCACCTTGTGCTTGTGGTGTTGCCATTTATTACCTCGCCATTTTTACTGTACCGCCGCGTGCCAAATAGGCATGGGCTTTTGATCGTTGGGCCTTGCCACCGTTCTTCATCATTACCGCGCCGCCGTCCTTTTTCATAAACGCGCCAAGGCCAGTTAATAGGCCAGCAATTTGAGACAGTGGGCTATTGGAGTATGCGCCAGCCTGTGGGCCAGTTTTTTGTTCAATCGAGCCACCGGGGACTTGGTACTGCTTCATCAATTGAGAGAACGCCTGCGCTTGCGCCATTGGGTAATCAAGCATCTTCTGGCCGAGAGCCTGTTGCTGACCACCGTACTCACTCATGGCCTTGAGGCCAGCCAGCCCCAAGCCTTGTTGGGCTTGTCCTAAGTTCTCAAAACCTTGACCAGCCTGTAGGGCGCGAGTCAGGTCTTGCTGTGCAAACTTTTT